GTGTACGTGATCCGGCCAGCCGAACCGAGGGACCGCGACGGCGTCGCCGAACTTGTGCGCACCCGTGCGGAGTGGATGCGTGATCAGGGGCTCGGCCGGTGGCGAGGGTGGGTGAGTTCGGCCGAGCACCTTGCCGACCAGGTGACCGAACCCGACTGGCCGGTATGGGTACTCGTCGACGATGGGCTACTGCTCGGCATCACCACGACCGACGACACGCCTGCGCTCGGGTGGACCGACCAAGAACGCGCCGAGTCGGCGATCTTCCTGCAATCCACGGTGACCCACCCGACGCGCGCGGGCGCAGGGCTCGGGATGGTCGTTGCCTTCTGGGCGCTCGATCGGGCTGCGCGCCGCGGGCAACAGTGGGTGCGCCGGGGCGTGCTCAGCGACAGTGAGGGTGGAAACCTCGGCCTGGTGCGTTACTACCGACGCCAAGGCTGGCGTGTGGTTCGGGCGGTGCCCCACCCGCGCAAGCCGGGCGAAATCACCGTGTGGTCGCTTGCTCGCCCGGCCGGGAGGCAGCCCGACCTCGTGGACATCGTGACCGAGGTCGAGCACGACGACGAGCTGCGGACGCGTCTTGCCTCTGCCTAACCGGGCTACAACGCGAACAGCGCCCCCGCACCCGATGAAGGGTGCGGGGGCGCTGTTGGCAGACGAGCATCAGCCGGTCTGGGCTGCGGTAGCGGTGGGATTTGAACCCACGGAGGTTTCACCCTCGCACGTTTTCAAGACGTGTCCCTTAGGCCGCTCGGGCACGCTACCTCGCCCAAGAGCCTAGCCGACTACGGTCGTCGGCGAGCGTGAGATCAGCCGTCCGACGGCGGTCGGGTGCCGGGGTAGATGGGCGGCTTGGCTGAGCCGAGCAGGACCCGGGTCAGCCAGTCGGGCAGCCTGGCCTCGATCTTGCGGGCGATGGGGTAGACCACACCGACCAGGACCGGGACGACGAGCAGCTCGGCGGCGCCGCCGAGCGCGTTGGTGAGGTAGTCGGGGGCGCCGAGGCTGATCAGCCAGGCGACCAGCGCGGACCACGCGACCGGAACCACAGTGCGTAGCCATGCGATGAAACGATCGGACATGCTTCCTCCACAGGTGGGGACAAGGGTGGGGATAACTCGAACGCACGTTCGAGTAGGCGCGGTTTGCGCTGTTCAGGTGTGGTCGCGCTCATCGGGCGATCGGTCGCAGGCGAGTCGTACGAACCACCTCGGACGCCGTTCGGCCACGTAGTCCGGTGAGGTGACGCGTGCAATCCACTGGTCGAAGGCCGCGCGCGTTCCGGACGACCACCGACGGAGTGCGGATACGGGATGGGGCATCGGCTGTCCTAGTCGCGTTGGGCGAGTTCGATGTCAGCGGCGCGCATCTCGGCCTCGGTTCGGCCGAGCCAACGCCACGTGTGAGCGGCAAGCGCAACGAGCGCCAGGGCGAGCGCGACGGTGAGTAGGCGCACGGACTCAGCCGCCGAGCAGTCGACGCCAGGTGGCCGGACCGGCGATGCCGTCGGCGACGAGCCCGGCGGCGCGCTGCATGTGCTTGACGCGCGTCTCGGTCGCTGGCCCGAAATCGCCGTCGACGACCAGCCGCGGCAACGCCGGATACCAGGCGTTGAGGATGCGCTGTAGCTCCGACACGGCTGGTCCCTTGGAACCACGCCGGACGGTGGATCGCTGTCCCGGCGTCGGTGGCTTGGGACCTGTGCCGTTCGCGATGCTCCACCCTTGGGACGAGTCGTAGCCGCCCGCAGCCAACGACACCGAGACATGGGTGTGGGAGGTGTGCGGGTTGCTTCCCGTGTAGGTACGCCATGCCCACCCGGACACGGGCGAGGCGATGCGGCGCGCGGAGATCACGTAGGAACCGGCGCCCAACGCAGGGTGTCCGGTCAGGCCGAGGTTGCGCACGTGCTCGGCGATCCACAGCCCGATCTCTGTGTTGACGCCCGTCCCTGCGTCGACGTCATAGGCGCGGACCACACCTACGCCTGCGGCGTCTTTCACCCACGGGTTGTGGTCCGAGTTCGACGCTGCGTGCGCGGCGTCGCCGATCCAGCCGTCGGAAGCGTGGTCCCGGTTGGGCCATCGGGCGTTGACCTCGTCGCGAAACACCATGAGTGAGCGTGCCAGTCGGTAGGCCATCAATTCACCTCCTGGTTGCTCATGTGGTTCTGAGGGGATTTGTCCTCAGTTGAAGCGAACGCGCTTATTTCCACGGGAATGGGCGCTGCGTCGTCCTCGAATATCTCGACGGGAAGCTGGTCGTCAATCACGGATTCCTCTTTGCTGGAAATGGAAATACGATTCGATTCGGAAAATGGACGCGTGAGTTCGACCCCCGCTATGGGGTTTGGTAGAAGTCGAGCTAGTTGGTTATGGCCGAGGCGAGTTGTTCGCGGTAGCGCGCCCGTTCGATCGCGATGTCGTCGACGTCGGCCAGGACCAGGGCGCGCAGGGCGGCGAACCCGGCATCGTCAACGATGGTCACTTCGCCTTTGACCTCGGCGACCTCAGCGTCGCGGATCTTGCGAGCCTTGGCCTTCAAACGGTCTGCCTCTGCGTCGACTTGATCGACGTCGTCGGCGAGAGTCCTCGCGTGGCTGGCATCGAGCCCGTCGACAAGTCGCGACCGCTTGTACTCCGCAACTGCTTGCGCCTGCTGTGCCTGCACGGCAAACGTCAGCGATGGTTCGGGCACAAACGTCGGGGCGGAGGGTCCGCGGTAGCCATGTAGGCGCCAGTCGAGCACGCGCAACGGGTCGTCAACTCCGTACATCTCCATGTCGGCGGCGACCGCCGAGCGTGGCAACACGTATAGCTCGACGCCCTGCGGCGACTGTTGCAAAACCCGGTAACACGGGCCGAGGCCCTGCTCGTCAGAGACGGCAACGCCGATTATCGAGATTTGCACGTCAGGCACTCCTGATGATCAGCCAGTGGATGTCGATCTCAGCGCCCTTGGACCAGTTGAATTGAAACCCGCGATTATCCCAACGGGACACCCCCCATGTGACGCCATCTTGCGGTGCGCCGGTGACGATTGTGCAATGAGGAACCGGGGCACCCTCGGTGATCGTCGATCCAAAGTCGATACGAATCGAGTAGGCTCCAGGGTTGACGTGGGTCACCCCAAACCCGAGCATTCGCGTACTCGACATTCCTCGCGGGAGAATCCCGTCGATAAAGAGCTTTCCGTCGCCGGGCGCGTTCAACGATGCCGAGGTGTTGACGTCGCCGTATTGCTTACCAAGGAACCAGGAACCGCCCTTCCGCATGATCAGGTCGGTCCGCCCGGACGAGTTGCCGACCGCCTCGGCCGAGAACGACCACAGCGTCCCGTCTTCGCGGCCGTGCACGGTCGGCTCGAACCCGGGTGATCCGGCCATGCCTTGGAACACGACGCCCGGGTACGCGCCGAAGACGTTCGAGGACACCACGGCACGCACACCGCTCGTGCCCGTGCGCAACGTTCCGGCGACGTCGGCGGCTCCGGTACTGGCCGAAATGGACACGGTGCGGGTGCCCGCGCTGTTCCACGCCTGCAAGCCGCTCGCGTCGAGCTGCACGCGCGGGTTGGTCGCCGCGGTGCGCAGCGTGGCGCCGGTGATGGTCTTGCCGTCGATCGCGGTCGCGGCGATCTTGTCGGCCGTGATCGCGTTCGCCCGGATCGCCGAGGCCGTGATCGCGCCGGCGGCGAGCTGGTCGGCGGTGACGCTGTTGGCGAGAATGGCGTCGCCACGGATGACGGTCCCGATGACGTCGCCCTCGACAAGAGGGCGAGTAGAGATCGTGGCCGAGGCGGACACGGCCGAGGCGTTCCCGGAGCGGTCGACCGCGACGAACCGAAAGGTGCGCGGGCTGTTGTAGGGCTGGTTCGTGACGACGATCGACCCGGCGCCTTCCATCTGGTTGATTCGGGTCGGTCCGGTGCCGGGGTCCATGCTCACGTCGAGGTGGGAGAAGTCCGGCGGCATCGACTCGCCTGCGGCACCACGGCCGTTCCACTCGACGTGGATCACGCCGAGCCGGGTCGACAGGATCGGCGTCGAGGGGGTCGGGGGTGCCTCGGCGTCGGCGGCGATCCTGACCGCGTAGGCGTTCGACCAGGGGCCGATCACCCCGGCGCGGCTGATCGCGCGGACCTTGAACGCCCATTCGGTGCCCACGTCGTAGGGGCTCGCGGTGACGGTGTTGTCCGGGTGTTGGGTGTCGGTGAGCTTCGCCCACGCCAACGCGACGATGTTCGGCCGCTGGTACAGCTCGTATCCGGCGACCTCGATCGCGGTCCCGTCGGTGGCGGTGCCGACCGTGCCCCACGTGGCGGTGACCTGCCCGCGGGCGGCGCCGTCTGAGTCGAGGTAGGCGTCGGTGTCGACGATCAGCCCGGCGGGTGCGGCGGGCGAGCGCGGGTCGGGGCCTTCCGGGGCGGGGCGGGCGCCCGATCCGCCGTCGGCGGTCGAGCCTCCGACGATGCCCGCGGTGCGTTTGGCGAGGCGTAGGTCGCGCTCGATCAGTCGGTCGTTGAGCACGAGGTTTCCGCCGAGCGTGCCCGCCTGGTCGCGGGTGAGGGTGACCTGCCGGACGCGCAGCACTGAGCGGGCGCCGGTGTCGCCGGGGGCGAGCACGTAGTCACCGGGTCGGTAGTCGCGCCAGGGCAGCCGGGCGGCGAGGGTGAAGTCGACGCCGCGGGTGACCTGCACCCGCTCGCGCCCGGTACGGCCGAGTTCGGCCTCGGCGAGCAGGCGCATGGTCCCCTCGTCGCGCACCCCGCCTTGGGTGATGAACCCCTCGAACCTGCCCCAAGGCGTCGGGGCGTCCGGGTTGACCAGTTCGAGCCGGGCGGCGCCCTCGCCCTTGACGTAGACAGCCGAGGCGAGGTCTTCGAGCGTGCCGGTGTCGGGAGCGTCGACGACGTCGCGGCCGAGACGCAGCTCGACCGGGTACGGGCCGGTGGCGAGGTTGCGGGCGAGCGCGGTGTCGGCGTTGAACACCCGCAGGGTCCGGCCGCTGGTGGTCCAGTCGACGACGCCCTGCTCGGCGAGGTTGTCGAGCACGGCGAGCACGTCGATACCGGGCTCGTAGGCGATCGTGAGCACCTTCGCCCAGCGTTGACCGGCGCTGTCGACGCTCGGTGTGAAGTCGATCGCGAGCCCCGGCAGGGCACCACGGGCGCGTGCCTCGGCGATCAGGGTCGCGAGGATCGTTCCGGCGGTCGCGGACAGAAACGGGCGCTTGCCCTCGGCGTTGTCGCGCACGGAGGGGAACAGCCGGGCTTTGCGCAGCAACCAGGCGTAGGCGGGCAGCTCGAACGAGCGGGTGCCGGTCGGGTCGGTGATGTTGCCGCTGCGCTTGATCCGCAGGAACCGGGCGCCGTCGACCTCGGTCCACCGGTCGTCGGTGGGGTCGTAGGTCTCGACCGCGACCTCGACCGGCGCGGCGAGCAGCTCGGCGCCCGGTGCCTGCGCGGCGTAGGCCAGGCGCAGCGAGCCGACGTCGTCGAGCGGTATGCCGACCTCGACCGACGTCGCGCCGGGCAGCAAACCCAGTCGCGGCCCGTTGGGCGCATACGCCATGAGCCGCACGTCGAACCCGCTCACCGTTCACCCCCAGGTGGTCAGAGGAAGGCTCGGCGGGCGCGCATCTCGATCAGCGTCGCCGAGCTGGTTCCGGTGCCCCCGATGAGCACCTGCACACCACGGTCGTGCGCGGATGTCACCGGAACCGGGGTGAAGGTCAACCAGCCGCGCGCCGACCCGGGTCCGCCGTTGGTGATGCGGCCGGTGGCGCCCGCGCTGGTGCCGTCCCACGCGATCGACGCGGCCTCGTGCGCGTCCAACCGTCCGCAGTGGATACGCAGTTGCCGCCCGGCGTCGAGGGTGCCCGGGTAGGACACCCACGAGTCGGTGAGCGAGTCGGCGATGCGTAGATCGCTGATGGGGCCGGTGATCCGCCACACCGTGTCCGACACCGGGGCGGTCGATCCGTCCAGGGTGGTCACCCGTTCCGGGAAACCGGGTTCCGGGGTCGACCACACCCGCGCCGCGACGTCGCGCCAGAACGCACCGGGGATACGGGCGATAACGGCCAGGCGGGCGCGGGCGGCGCCGACCCACATCTGCGGTTCCGATGCCGCGGTGACTGTGGCCTCGGCGGCGACCTCGGCGACAGTGGGCGCCGGGCGGTAGCGCAGTTCGAGCATTCTGTGCCGCACCCCGAACAGCCCGTAGAGCGCGGCGAGGTTGGCGTCGAGCCCGGCGGCGCCCTGGTCGATGCCGGTCGGGCTCGCGCCGGTGATGCCGAGCGTGAGCCCGATCGTGGTCGCCTCGACGTCGGCGCCGACGAGCGGCAGCTCGCCCGGGCGACCGGGGATGACCACCGACGCAGCCCGCGCCCCGGGTAGCGGCCGGACCTGGGTCGCGGCGAGCAGCTTCCAGCACCCCGCGGGGTGGTCGAGCGGCACACCGTCGACGGTGTAGGTCGCCACTAGATCACCCCCAACGCGCCCGCGTACTGCAACGACCGGTTGACCGTGGTCGAGGTCGGTTCGGCCTGCGGGTAGTGGTTGGTCACGTGCACCACCGGTCCGCCGCTACCGAGGTGCGGGTCGAACGTCGAGAGTCCGCTCGCCCAGTCCGAACCGGCGGGCGCGGCCAGGCGCGGCGCCGGAATGACGGTCTTGGGGATGGGCGGCAGCGCGGCCATGTCGAGGAACGCCCGGTCGACCTTGCCGGACATGCGGCCGAGCCCGACGACCAGGCCCTCACCGACGTAGCGACCTGCCTCGGCGGCAAGCCGGGACGGCGAGTTGATCCCGAAGAACGACAGCACCGAATCCCAAGCCGCCTTGACCAGGCCGAGCAGCTTGTCGCGGATCGCACCCGCGAGCGAGCCAAAGCCGTTGATCAAGCCGCGCACGATGTTCGCGCCGGTGTCGTAGAGCAGGCGGCCCAGGTCGCCGAGCGCGTCGAGGATGCGCTGCGGCACACCACGCACCCACGCGACCGCGTCCGACCAACGGTCCACAATGGAGTCTTTGACTCGCACGAACCACGCGCCAACCCGGCCCGGCAGCTCACCGAGCCAGCCCACAGCGTCGAGCACCCACCGAACCGCCGTGCGGACGCCCGAGACGATCGAGTCCCAATGCTTGATGATCAAGCCCGGCAGCGACCAATTGAGGAACAGGTCGACGAGGAACTCGGCGGCGCCGCGGACGATCCCGACAATCCAGTCCCATGTGGACTTTCCGACGTCGACGAGCCAACGCCAGGCGGCGCCAACGGCCGCAGTGATCGTGTCCCAGTTGGTGACGATCAGCGTCGCCAGAACGACCGTCGCCGCGATGAGCAGTGCCCAAGGGTTCGCCGAGCTGATTACGTTCAGCACGCGCACGGCCGTCGAGACGACCCCGAACGCCTGAGCGGCGGCGTAGAGCCCGATGCCCAGCGGGCCTAGCCAGCCGATATTTTCCGACAGAAAACCGGCCAGTCCCAACAGAAGTGGCCCGGCCAGGGTCAGTGCCGTGACCAAAGTGGACCCGACCTGCGTTGCCAGTTGCGCAAAAGCCGGTGCCAGAGTGACGACCAGCGGCGCGAGTTGGCGCAGCGCGACCAGCAGAACCGAGGTCACGGTCGAGGACACGGTGCCGAGCAGTTCGCCGAGCGCGGCAAGGGCCTGTTGTCCCTCGAACGATTCGAGGAACTCTCGTACCCCGCCGGTGACCCGTAGCAGCGTGTCGAGCAGGGAGGCGCCGCCGGTGTCGAACGCGCCGAACACGCTGCGCGCGATAGCCAACAGGTTGCCGAACACCTTGCCCAAGTCGCCCAGCGTCGACAGTCCAGACGAGATCCACTCGCGTAGTCGTCCGCTCTCACGCGCCGCGCGTACGAACTCCGCGGCGCGCTGCGCGGCGTCACCAAACCCGCCCGACAGGTTCGGGAGAAACTCCGAGCCGACGGCGACCAGATCGAGCAGGATCGACACCAACGCCGGAAGGGCCGAGGTCGTGTTGCCGATCGCCTGCCGGACCTGGCCGAAAATGCCGCTGACGGTCTGGACCTGCTGCGATTGGCCTAGGAACGCACCTGTGCCGCGCGCGGCGGTGTTGAACTCCGCTGTGATGCCGGACAGCCCTGTTTTCAGCACGGGCAGGTAGGCGCCGCCCAGTTCGCGCACCTCGTCGGCGACCCCGGCGAACAGCGCGTCTTGCGTCGCCCGCTGGACGTCCTTCCACGCGGGTGCCAGGTCGCGGACGGCGAGCGCGGTCTGTCGCGCCGCGGGGGAGAGCTTGTCGAGGCTCTCGGCGAATGCCGCAGGGTCGTCGACCGCGGCGAGCGCGTCGCCGAACCCGGTCATGCCGACCTGTGCGGCGAACATGCCGACCTTAACCGCTACGCCGAGCGCGGGCAGAAGGGCGAGCGCGCCGCCCATCGCGACCACGGTCGGGACCGCGCCCTGCACGGTGGAGATCGCGCCCGCAACCTTGGTGATCGACAGCGCGAGCCCGACGAACGCCTGCCCCGCCCGGTCACCTGCCGACCGGGCGCGCTCACCGAGCTTGTCGAGGTCTCCCGCCGAGTCGCGGGCGACGCGCGCGAGCGTCGCCCGCGCTTCGCCGAGCCCGCGTCGCCACGCCGAGGCGTCGACACGTAGATAGCCGACAAGCTCGCCGATAGTGAGCGCCATCGGGAATCACCCCCGGTCGCGCTGCTCAGACGCCGGTTAGCGGCGTGACCGGGGGTGATCGGGTGGCATGAGCGAGCGAGCGAGCCTCGATTCGCAGGACAGCAGTCCGACGATGCGGGTGCGCAGCCAGCGCCACGTGCGGTCGCGCAAGATGCCGGACTCGACGTCGGCGCCGTAGACCTCGTGCAAGTCGGCCTCGACCAGGGACCAGCGTTCTAGGACTTGCGTCCACGTGTGCCCGTCGCCGTCTTCGCCGTGCTGGCCTTGCGGGTGCGGGTCGTACCACTCGCGGATGCCGGTTGCCGGGTCGATCGGGCCGCCGTTCGTCGGCTCGCCCGATTCCCGGCCGTCGAGTTTGGGGAGCCTGCCGCGTTCCAATACGCCTCGGCCGCTTCCCTGCCGACAGCCGCGTCGAGCCACGCCGTGACCCCGGCCAGCTTGAGTGCGGGCCACGGCACCCGATCGGCGAGCATCTCGTCGTAGACCGGACCGAGCGCGTCGCGGTACAGGTCGACCTCGGCCGCGTCGTCGAGCGCGACCCCGTCAAGCGACCCGCCGTTCTCCGCGGCGTCGGCGACCTGCGCGGCGACCTCGGCGAGCCGTTGCAGCCGCAGCCCGGTCTCGGCGTTGACGGGCGGGACGGTGTAGACCTTGCCCCGGATCGGGAGGGCGAGCCCGGCGTCGAGCAGCTCGCCCAAGTCGCGGAACGCCATCACGCACCCGCCTTCACGGACTCGGCCGCGGCGAGCCCGGCGCCGCCGGTCCCGTTCGCGGGGTTGGTGATCTCGACCGGGGCGCCCTGCCCGTTCAACGTGAAGTTGAACGGTTCGAGATCGGTCACTGCGCCGCCCTTGGTGAACCCCGACACGGTCGCAGTGCCTTCATAGGCGTCCGGGCTACCGTCGCGCCGGTACCAGCGCACGCGGATGTTGGCGGCGAACCCGACCACCCGTCCGGCCTTGCGGATGGCTTCCTGTCCGGGGTCGGGGGTGAAGGTCTGCGCGTCGGCGCGCTTGCGCTTGCCCTCGGCCTCGATCGACCACGTGCGCTGAGTGACCACTGTGGAGCCCCAGCCGTCGGAGTCGAAATCGCCGTCGTCCTCGGTGTTGTCGTCGGTGGTCTCGGTGAAGCTGGTCAGGCCGTTGACGCGCGTCCACTGTGGTTGTGCCGCGCCGGATGCGCGGGTGTCCACTTCGAGTGCCCAATCCTTTGCCAGCAACGAACGTAGAGCCATTGAGCAGCCTCCTAGCTGCGGTATCGGGTCGGCCGGTGGGCCGTGAGTTGGTAGGTGTCGGCGTGCTCATAGCGGCCGGACTGGTCGCGGCTCAGGGGCACGGATGCGGTGCGCTGCGCGAGGTGGACCAGGGCGCCGCCGAGGTCGAGGTGCGTCGCGCCGTGCAGCTCGTCGAACACGGCGTCGAGCAGGTCAAGCGCTGGACGGGGGTCGGGTCCGGCAGCTCGGGCGCGGACCTGGAGACCGAGCACACTGTCGGCTTGGTCCACGTCGTCGACGAGCGCATAGGGGGTGAGCACCAGGACGCTCGGCGGCGCCGCGGGCACGATCCCGACGACGATGCCGACCTCGGCGTCGCGGTAGATGCCGGTCGGCCGGTACACCGCGACCCCGGTGTCGGTGAGCAGCTCGGCGAGCCCGTGCGCGAGCCTGGTTGTCCAGCTCACAAGCCGAGCGCCTTCCTGATCTGCGCTTGTACCAGGCGGGCGACGACGTCGCGTTCGCTGGCTAGGGCGCTTTCGAGGTACTTCGGGCCGCCGGTTCGGTGGTGGTAGTCGAGTTCCTCGTGCTGCCTGGCGGCATACGGGGTGTCGTAGGAGACGGCAGCAGTGAGCGACTCGGCGTCGACGCTCGCGGTCGCGGAGTTGCGCAGGGCCGCGGTGTCCAGCGGCGCCCGGTCTACCGACACCCCGCGCACGTGCTCGGCGCCCAGACCGAGCCCGCGCGCGGCGCCCTGGTGGGCGGCGGTGTCGATCGCGACACCGTTCCACTCGACGCGCACGCGCCCGGTGCCGATGTTCTCGGCCATGTCCTCACCCCCGGTTCCGGTGGTTAGGTGAGGGCGACCTCGACGTGTGACCAGCTCGACGGGTGGTCGAACAGGTTCGCGGTGATCACGCGGGCGTTGCGTTCGTGTGGGGTGCCTGCCCAGACGGTGACCAGCGAGCCGACCGGTACGTGCACGTCGGGGCGGGCGCGCACAGTGGTTTCGCTGACGACTTCCTCACCGGTCGACGAACGCACGAGTCGGCGCCGGTCCTCGACGAACGTGCGTCGGATGACGACCGGGTCGGCGTGCACGTCGCCGTAGGGACCTGTGCCGAGGTAGCGGCGCAGGGTGATCGTGTGCGGCAGCAGGACCGCGGGAATCTGCAAGGGGGATCACCCCCCTCACGGCTTGCCGGGCAGTCCCCAGCGGTCGGGGGCCAGTGGGGTATGCGCGAGCAGTCCGGCGGTCGCGAGGATGCGCGCGGCTCTGGGACCTATGTCCGGGGGTGCGCCGGTGTCGGCGCGCTTGAACCGCAGGGTGCCGAGCGCGGCCTCGCTGAACTGCGCCCCGGCGCCGACCGGGTCGCCGGTCTCGCCCCACCACTCGACCACCGCGCACGTCGCCCGCCGCACCGCATCGCGGGTGCCTTGTTCGACGGGGTAGCCCTGGGCGTCAACGGGGTAGACGGCGGCGACGAGCAGCGCGTCGACTTCCTCGGACGCGCGGGCGAGCAGCCGCGGCGAGTCGTCGTCGACCGCTGCCTCGCCCGCGTACTCGACCAGGTCGGCCGTGGTGGCGTAGACGCGCACGGTCCTAGTCCTGGTCCTCGTCGAACAATCGGGCCAGATCGTCACGGGAGAGCGATTCGGCGTCGGCACGGGAGTAGCCGCGAGACATCGCGTAGTCGACCCACTCGGCTTTCCGCGCGCCCTTGACCGGCCGCGCCGGGGTGACCGTCTCGGCGGTCTCGAACGGTGTCCACACGTCCGGCAGGGACGCGAGCCGCTCAGCCATCCACGAACCCGGTTCGGGCTCGTGCACCTCGCCGGTGCGCTCGTTGCGGTAGGCGACCATCAGGCGCCCGCCTTACGCTTGATCAACACGGCGCGCTTGGGATCGAGGGTCTTCACGCCCATGAGGCAGTCGATCGACACGACGTCCTCTTTCCGGGTCATGTCGTAGCCGTAGATCACCCGCAGGCCGAGACCCTTGTACGTCACGACCGCCCCCTGCCCGGCGCCGATGCCCCGCGGAAGCGGCAGCGTGCGCGTCACCAGGGCGAACGCCTCGCGCCGGAACGCGACCGACACGTCATCCTTGACGTTCTGGGTCAGCACGTTGTCGAAACCGCGCTTGCGGCCGAGGCTCGCCTCACGCAGCGCCGTTCCGTCGTCGCCGACCTTGTCGGCCTCGACGAACAGGGGGTCTTTTTGCAACAGGGCGGCAAGGGTGGTGCTGTGCACCGCGCGCCGCTGGGAGGTCGGCACGTTGGCGTCGTTGAGCACCTTCCCGGCGTCGATCAGCACATCGGACACGTGCGCGGCGGCCGGGTCGTAGGTGACCGACTGCGTGATGTCGGCGCGCAGGCCGAGCACGAGCCGGTCGGTGTACTGGTTGATCGCCTCCATTGCCGGGGTGAGGAACTGCTCGGAAAAGTCGGTGATCCGCATCGACCAGTCCTCGGAGGTCACCGCGAACGACACGTCGGGAATCTTGTTGAGCACCAACGACGTCGAGCCCTCGGTCGCGTTCTGCAACTGGATTCCGTTGGTGCGGTTGAACTCGTTCACCACGAACGTCGCGGGCTTGCGGATGGTGATGGTGTCACCTGAGTTGCCGGTGAAGTCACCTTCGTAGTCGCGGTGCACGAGCCCGGACATGACGGTCTGCTCGTACAAGGTCGCGATGGCCTCGCGGGCGATCACGTCGACGGTAAGAAGCTGGTTGGGCATGGTCAGCTACGCCCCTTCCTGGTGCGCTTGATGTAGTCCTCGATCGAGAGCGAGCCGAGGTCGTCGGAACCGGTGGGTGACCCGCCGGTGATCTCCGCGCCGCTGCGCGGTGCCGCGGCCGGTGCACTGGCGAGCCGAGGGTGTGCCTTGACGGTCTCGGCGATGGCGGCGGCGACCTGGTCGCCGAACTTCTCGGCCGAGGGGTCGAGGTCGGCGACCTTGCGGCGGAAGCTGGCCGAGTCGAGCAGCGCGTCGGGATCGGCGCCCGCGGTCGGCGCGGCGCGGTACACGGCCAGGTCGACCGCGCGCTCGCGCGCCTCGCGCTGCGCGGCGGTGAGCTGCTCGGTGACCTGCTCGACGGTCGGCGCCTCGCCCGACTTGTCGATGCCGAGCGCTGCGGCGATCTTGTCGACGATGCCCTGCTGCGCCCCCTCGGCCTTGCCTCGCCACTCGGCAATCTCGGCGCGCAACGACTCGACGTCCGCGGCGCCCGTCGGCGGGGCGGGCTCGCCCTGCGGCTCGCCGATGCCCGGTGTTGTGGGTGGTGTCGGGTTGTCCTGCGGGTTAGACGGCGCCGTTGGGGCGTCGGTCGGACCGCTCGCGGGCGGCGAGGCGGGCACGGGTACGGACATCGGCGGACCTCCTAGGCCGGCGATCAGGGGAAGCGCCCGACGGATGTCGAGGGCGCACGAAAAAGTCGTCTTCGTTCTAGACAACTTCTGACGACGTGCCGTAAAGTCGTCGCCAACAGAGACGACATAAGGAGTGGTTCAGGTGGGGGAACTGTTCAGCCTGGTTGACCTGCTCGGCGAGCCTGCGATACAGCTCTCGATCGACGACGCGCTCGCCGAGGTCGCCGAGCAGAACACCGCGGCGGCTACGGTCGAGAACGACGTCATGCCGTCCACGTGGGAGCTGATCCCGCGCGAGACGATCACCGGACAGGGGGTGCTCGGCGCTTGAAGACGCGTTACCTCGACATGGCGGGGGTGGGTCGAGCGCTGGCGAGCCCGGTCTCTCGTCATGCGGTCGTGAAGTGGCGAGAGCGGTACCCGCAGGGGTCCGAGCACCCGTTCCCTGAACCCGATGTGATTACCGGCGCGTGGGACGTCGACCCGGACACCGGCGAGCTTGTCGACGATCAGGACGAGCGGGGCGTGCCCGGCTGGAATGCCGAACGTCTTCCCGAGATCGAGGCATGGCGCGCGAGACTGCCGGGCAGGACCGGGCGCCCGCGCAAGTCGGACTAAGTTGACCGCGTGGCCACCTCGGATGCTTTGGCGATCGTCGGTGCGATTACTGGCAGTGTGTCGCTCATCTGGAACGTCTCGTCGTACCTGCTGGCGGGCGGTCGAGCGTCGGTCGAAATAGGAATCGGCCTATACAACGGTACCGACCTTTTCATCATGCCGACCCCCAAAGAGGGGATCAATGTCTACGACAATCCACTGAGTGCGCCGATAGATAACGTGTTGGTCATCCAAATATTCGGCAAGGGTCGACAGGGGTTGACGGTCGACGGGGTTAAGCTCGTCGACCGGTCGGGTATCTCTTATCTGCCAACGCGGTTCCTACGCGGTGGGCTACCCGCGCGCATGGAAGTACACGCCTCGCACACGGTTGTTTTGCCCATGAACGAAGTCAACGTGAACGTGCATCACGCGCTGCGGAAAACTCAGATGACCGAGCTACGGTTGCGGGCCGTTGTTCGTTTCGGCAACGGCAAAGCGGTTCGCAGCAAGCCCATTCGGTTCTATGCGGGTGAAGACCCGTACATCCGCGGGCCGGTCGCCTCCGACGAGCGCGACGATGACTAGCCCACCGACGGCAGGGTGAGCTCGCGCTCGCGGGCGTGGGCTGCGAGCCCTTCGGAGTGGGCTCGCAGCCACACCCCTGCAAGGATGCGCGCCGGTTGCTCGGCCTTCTCGGCGTTTGCCTTCTCGGTCGCGGTGCGCCGGTCGTGCCAGATGGGTAGGTGCCGGGGCGCGTAGGGATTGGGGCGTGACGGGGTGAGTGCGTATCCGGCTGCGTAGCCCTCGGCCCGTGCTGCGCGCACCTGCTCGGCGGTCACTGCTGCCACGTCTCACCCCCGGTTCGGTGTCGTTCCCCGTTGCCGCCGTTGAGCAGTTCCTCGCGGAACTGGTCGAAGGTGAGCCTACCGTTTGCGTCCCACCACTCTTTGAGTTCGTCGGATGCCCACTTGCGTGCGTAGGTCTCGTTCTGCCGCCACAGGTTGCGCGGGTCGATCTGTGCCCGGCGCCCCTCGTTGGTGACCATGTAGCCGTTGGTCGCGGCCTCGGCGGCGAGGTACTGCTCGTCGAGCGCCTTCGCGTAGGCGGCGCGGGCCAACTCGTCGAACCCGCGGCCGGTGAACCCGTCGGCGCGCAGGCGGGCGATTGCGTCGTCGCGGCGTAGCCGTTCGAGGTCGACCTCGAACGCCTCGGCGTAAGCCTGCTGGTAGTCGTAGCCCTCGGCGACGAGCCGGTCGACTTGCGCCCACTGCTCGGCGTGCGGGTCGTCGTCCTCGGCGTCCTGGTGCTCGTCGAGCTGCTCGCCCTGGTCCTGCTCGGCTTCGGCGTCGCGGCGATCCATCTCGGCGAGCACGGCCTCGACCGCGGCGTCGTCGTCGGCGACCTCGGCCAGGTGCGCGGCGAGTTCATCGTCGGTCATGACGGCGAGCCGCTGCCGCTCGGCCTGCTCGGCGGCCAGGCGCTCACGCTCGCGCCGGGCGGCCTGCTCGGCGGCGACGGCGTCGAGTCGGGCCTGCTCTGCGGTGCCCTCGGCGACCTGGTCGGCGACCGCGGCGCGGCGGGCTCGCGCGGCGGTGGCGGTGCCGTGGCCGAGGTTGAGCTGCTCGCGGTGGCGCTTGCGGTTGAGGCCGGTCGCGTCGACGTGCTCGCGAATCTCGGCCTGTAGCGCCCGGATGCGCTGCTGTGCCGCGCGCCGGGCGGTGACGTCGAGTGCCCCGGCTTCCTTGCGCTTCTCCCGCCGCACTTTGCGCTCAAGCTCGCGCAGGTCTTCGCGCTCGTTCTCGGCGGCCTGGTCGTGCTCGACCGGTTCGTCGAGCCGGGTCACTCCGGGGATGAACGGTAGGAAGGTGTGCCGACAGTTCGGGTGCATGAGCCCGGCGGCACGGGCCTCGTCGACGGTCGCGGCGACGTCGACGCGCATCGGGTCGCCGGTGAGTTCGTTCTCGACGGTGCGTTCGCCCGCGGCGCCGGTGCGGGCGAGGATGCGCCCTTGCCACACCGAGCACAGCGCGCACCCGTCGGTGGTGTTGGAGACGGTCACCAGGTCCACGCCGAGCGAGTCGAGGCGGGCGAGGTGTCCCTCGTTCCACGCTCGCGCGGTCGCCGTGCGGGTGGCCATCTCCACGTACGACGCGAGGTTCCACCCGCGCCCGGCCCGGTCGACGAACCCGGTCACCCCGTCGGCGACGAGCCGATCCCACGCGGCGCGCTGCGCCGAGCGGGTCGTGCCCGTGCCGAGCAGTTGCGCCGGTGCCGCGGCGGCGACTGCGACCTGATAGGCGTCCTGTCCCCAGCGCAGGACTCGCAGATACAGCGCGTCGAGCCGCGAGGTGAGGTCGGCCGCGAGCAGCGCCGCGGCGTCCATGCCGGGGATCACCTCGCGCAGCGCGCCGAGCTGCGACTCGTCGAGCGCGCCGAGGTCGGCGAGCTGCGCGAGCGCGGCGGCGCTGCCCGCCTGCCAGGCGGCGAGCACGGCCTCGGCCGCGCCGGTGCCGACCTCGGTGCGTAGCTGCGTGAGCATCCGCTCGACCGCGAGCCGTACCTCGCGCGCGGCGGCGGCCTTCTGCGCTGCCCACTCTGGGATCTCGACCCCGGCGCGGGCGCGGCGGGCGATATCGGCGAGCAGCCGCGCCTCGGCCTCGGTGAACACGGCGAGCAGGTCGCGGGCGAGCTGCTCGACGACCTCGGCCGGATCGCTATCCGGTGGGGGCTCCCACGCCATCGTTCGTGCCCCCGTCCTGGGTGCCTCGCCAGGTGGCGGGGTCGGGAACGGCGCGGCCGGTCTCGGCGAAGATCCGGCCGACCTCGGCGTCGACCTGGTCGCCGGTCCACTCCGGGTGGACCAGGCGCACGCGGACCTCGGTGGAGGCGGCCTCGGCGGTCAGCAGCGCGTGCGCGGTGCGGGCAAGCTCGCCCGTGTCGGGTTGGGCCTGGTCGCCGAACTCGACGACCGGCTCGGCGCCGGTCACACCGCGGGTGCCGAACACGTGCGCGTCGACGTCGAGCAGCGAACCGACCAGGGGGCCGAGTGCGGCCGACCAGTAACGCGACTTCTTGTCGCGGGTGGTCTCGGACAACTCGCGCCGGTCGGTGACCTCGGTCGCGGTGATGCCGGTCGCCCGCCCGTTGATCTCACCGAACGTCGACGTCGAGTAGCCCGCGGACCTGAGTACGTCGTGCGTGATCTGCTGCGCGGTCGCTTGGTGCTCGGCGACCCTGATCGCGAACTGCGATGGCGTGATGGGCGGCGAGCCGTCTCCGCGGCCGGTAAGCATGTTCAGCTCGTGGAAGACCTCTTGATCGTCGTCGAACGTGGCGCCTTGGCCAGGGCCGTTCGGGGTGAGGTAGCCAGTCGGCACGATGAGGCGGGCTTTTGCGAGCCGGATGTCGCGGACCCAGGACGAATAGACCTCGTCGAGCACGTCGAGCAGTGGCTCGACCCCGTCGAGGTCCGAGCGGCCGAGCGGGCGCAGCGCCGGAATCGAGCGCCACTCGCGAGACGGTCGGATGTTTGGGGCGTAGGCGGCGGTGAGCCGCTGGGTGCCGGTGCCGATCGCGCCCTCGGCGTCGACCAGCTCGGCCGCCCACGCGGTCGACGGGTGCTCGGCGAGCGGGATCGCGCGGCCGAGTTCGTCGTCGCTGCCCTGGTGCAAGGTGTGCACGATCCGGCCGGGCTCGTGCCGTTCGAGGTGGCGCAGCACGGTCGGGCCGTCAGTGCCCACCGTCTGCCAGAACGTCACCCCAACGAGCCGCTTCCAACGCCAGTCGGGCACGGCCGCGTCAGCGTCGACGGCGTCGAGCATGGCGTGCGGGCGAACGTCGCCGTCCCACACGACCCGCAGATACGCCCCGCCCAGCGCGGCGGCGACCTCGGCCGCTTCCAACAGGGCCGAGTGAGTCTCGGCGGTGTTGACCACCTGGTCGAGGCGAGCCTGCGCCGCGGTGTCCTCGGTGAGCACCCGGGGAGGTTCAGCAAACAGCAGGTCAGCGCTCGCGGTCGCGATGTCGGCGGCGAGGGGCACGTGCACGCGGGTCCGCTGCTGTCCACGGGGGGAGACCGGGCGGCCCCAGAAGAACCGCGAGACGGCGCCGACGAGCCCGCCCCGGTACTGACCGGGTCGGGTATGCACGACCGGGCCGGACCCGTACAGCGCGGCGAGCTGCTCGGCGCGCCCGACGTACCAGGCGTTCCACTCGCGCATCTTGGCCGCGGCCTGGTCGAACGGCGCAGGTGGCCACTGGTTGCCCATGCTCACCCCCGTTCATCGGCTCAGGCGGCAAGCGCGAGGGTGGGACGCCACAGGTTTTCCGTGGTGGTGATGGCGTAGCGACCGGCGTCGAGGCTGTGGTCGGCGACCTTGATCGGCGCGTCGGTGCCCTTGGCGGTCGCGGAGTCGTCCCACGAGTAGCCGGGTGCTTCGCCGATGAACCCGGTGCACCGGTCGGCGACCCGCAGGTGCTTCTCGGCGAGCAGCGACGACACGGTGCGGATTCCATAGGCGACGTCGTTGTCGGCTGCGGCCGTGGTCACCCCGTCGTTGTGGAGCTGCACCCGGAACGACGCGGCCGACGGATCGGCGACGACCCACTGTGGACGCAGCGCCGATGGGCGCGGCAGGTGCGGCCGGTCGAGCCAGTCGCGCAGTCCCGCCGAGAGCTGCGAGTCGGCGAGTCGCACCTGTGCGTGCGCGGGGTCATGGCGCCACTCGTCGACCAGGTAAAGCCGGTGGTCGACACCTTCGCCGAGCAGCAGGGCCGCGGTCGCGTTGGTCGTGCCGTAGTCGATCCCGACCGCGAGTAGCCGCGCCATGTCCGGGAGTTGCTCCCAGGGCACGACGTGGTCGGCCGGGTTCCACATGTCGAACACGGCGCCCTCGGCGGCCACCCACTCGCCGAGCACGAACCGGCGGAACCACAACCCGGTGTACTCGCGCCGGATGCTGTCCTTATAGGACTCGGTGAGCGCCGGGTTGTCGTCGAGCCGGAAGGCGAACGAGCGCCAGTCGGACAGCTCGGCGAGCCGGTCGAGGTAGCGCCGTTTCACCCAGTGCGCCGGACTGTCCGGGTTCGTGGTCGCGAACAGTTGCGCGCCTGGGACCGACATGCGGCCGAGCAACTGCACGAAGAAGTCGTGCGCGATGACGGTCAGCTCGTCGACGTAGGCGCCGCAACAGGTCAACCCGCGCAGCACCTTCTCGGCCTTTGCGTCCGACGCGCCGAGCACGTAGACGGTGCGGTCGAGAATCCGGGCGGTCGGCGCTCCAGGGGTGTAGTGCACCTGGTCGGCGATCGGTCCGAACAGTGACGGGTCTTGCAACGGCGCGAACACGTTGCGAGCGACCGAATCACGGGTGCGGCCGACAACGACGAGCTGACCGCCGCGGGGCGCCGAGGCGACGTAGATCAACCACCGGAGCAAGCTCGCGATGGTCTTCCCGGACCGGATCGCGCCCGACCAGATCGACACGCGCGTCGTCGACTCCCGCAACGACTCGACCTGTCTCGGCGACAGCGGAAGATCAACCATCGCCGAATCTCGTCTGAATCCCGAGCGCAACGGCGAGACCGCCGAGCATGGACTTAGCGCCCTCGCTGCCCTTGTCGGCGTCGACCTGCTCAAGCCGTGAGGCGGCCGACAAGTGCGTCGACAACGCGGTCGCGAGCGCCTTCTCGTCCGGCGCCGGGACGTGATCCAGCGGCTTGGACTCAATGCCGTGGATCGTCGTCGCGGTGAACACGTACCGCTCGGCTTCCAACCGGGCGAGTAGGTGCTCGGCTCGCCCGTAGAGTCGGCCGACGATCTGGGTACGCCGTGACCGGTTGTCGATCTGTCGCGCCTGAGTGGCCGCGGCCGTCTTGCTGCGGTCGAACGAGAGCCCCAAGGTGCGGGCGATGCCCGTCACCGTGGACGGCGAGCGGTTGATCGCGCGGGCGATGTCGTTGCGGGTTTTGCCCTCGGCGTGCAGCTCGCGCACACGGGTGCGGTCGGCATCAGTGATCAGGTTGCGCGGCACGGCCGATCACCTCGCCCCGGTCCAGACAGGCGACAGCCCCGCGACCCGGGGGGAGGGGTCGCGGGGCTGTCCGGTTCGGGGTGCGGGTACAGCTCACCCGCTGCTGATCGCCAGTTTAAGCAAGCTCGGCGACATCGCGGGTGACGCGCTGCCGGGTGGGGGTGGCGAGCGCGACGTCGATCACCTCGCCGACCAGGAACCGCGGGCGTCCGCGGGCGTCGGGCTCGCGTCGGGTGAGCTTGCCCGCCCGCGCCCAAGTGCGAACCGTGTTCGCCGACAGGGTGCGGCCGAGCAGTCGCGGTAGAGCGAGGGACACCTCGGCCGCGGTGGCGAGATGCTCGCGGGCGGCGTCGAGCAGCGCGGCGCGCAGGGCCTCGACGTCGTGCCGCGACTCGCACTCGCGGCACCCGACCGTCGCCCGGTCCGGGTGGGCGTAGAGGTCGGCGCCGCAGTCCGGGCACGGTCCGCAGAACACCAGCGCCGGGGGGAGGTCGACGGCTTGGCGGGCGCGCTCGACGGCGTCGGTGATCTCGTCGACCAGCTCGCCCCCGGCGGGGTGGTACTCGATCCATGTCGGGTGTCGGCGCAGCCACGCGGCCATCTCGTGCAGGGTGTCGTCGAGGTACAGCGCGTCGAGTGCGACGACCACGACCGGCGAGCCGTCCGGGCCGGTCTCCCCGGTGGTCACCTCGCGGCGCGGCCCGTGCGTTTCCCACAGTTCGCGGACCCACGTCGACAAGGTGTTGCGCAGGTCGTCGCGCACCTCGGCCGCGCCCAGGTTGAACGGCAGCCCGATCTCGGCCGAGCGCGAACCGACCCGCTGCCCAGTGCTCGTCTGCCGCGAGATCGTCGCGCCTAGGTCGTCGACCAGCTCGGCGACGGCAAGCAGGTCGCCGAGCAAGCGGCCGAGACACAACCCGCATACCTCGGAGTCGGTCCGGGTGGCACACGAGGGAACGGTGCACAGGTTCACACACCCGAGCGTCGAGCGGCCATGTCACCGACCGTCGACGAAGGCGCACGGGTGACCTCAGTCACCATGAATAGTCGATTTGGCGCCCTGGGTAGGCTCGGCTGCGCAGCAGCGCCTAGCGGCACCGAGCTACCCCCGGTCCGTTCCGTTTCGGGAACACCTGTCTATGCCGCTTTGCTTTCCCCCTCGCCATTGCGATTCAATTGTGCTCGTCGATCACATCGCAGCTTCCCGCATTGGGAGGTGCGCGACGTTCTCGCGCGGGGTGACTTCCTCCGGCGTTCGGAGGACTGCGCGGGAATGGGGAAGGATGCGATGCCCGATCGACGGGGGGTACCTCCCGGCAACCCGCGCCGCGACCTACCCGAACTGCTAGAACAGTGGGCGCTGGGGGTGGATGCGGTCGGCGTGACCGCTGACATGCTCGGCGCGAGCGGCCTTGGCACATGGACAAGGCCGCTCGCCGGGGCGCTCCGGTTGGCTGCTCGGATGCTGCGCGGTAGGAGGTAACCCACACGGGCGGCGGTCCGGTCGCAGGTGTTCACAGCACCTTGTGATCGGACCGTCGCCCCCGCCGTGGACACAACTAACGTTAATTGCGTCCGCCGGAAGCCAGGAACGGTCATCCATCTTTCCGACATCGGCAACTATACCGTAATCAGGGTGGCGCGATTCCAGTCATATCGGCATTTCGCCTGGTAGATCATGCCGCTTTGATCGTCTCGACGCCGGGCTGCTGGTCGTCCTGGTGCTCGACGTCGACAGGCAGGGGCACACCTGGCAGGGGCAACAGGAGTTGACCGGGACCGGCCCACGTGTGCCCGGTGCGCACCCGCTCGGCGAGCACGATCGGCCGCACCCACGGGTCGCCCACCCGTGCCCGGTTGCGCGCTCGGCGCTGTCGGTCGTAGGCGGTGTGCGCCTCGCGGCACAGGTCGCAGCGGCATCCGTGTTTGGCGTAGCGGCTGTTCGTGCCGTGCGCGGGCCGGACTGCGGGGGCAGGGTGGCCGGTCTGCTCGGCGAGCTGTTCGCGTCGCTCGGCGTCGAGCCCGCCCCAGATGCCCCACGCCTCGCCCGCGTCGAGGGCCTCGGCGAGGCACTGCTCGGCGACCGGGCACGCGGCGCACAGGGCGAGGCACTCGGCGAGCTGCTCGCCGGGCTCGACGAAATCGAGGTCGAACCGGCCGCGGCAGGCTGCCCGTGTTCGCCACTCAGGCAGGCGCAGCGTCATCGAGCACCCCCCGCAAGGCGTCGAGCGCCTCGGCGAGCGCGAGGGTGAGCGGCGAGTACGTCACGCGCGGGGTGTGGCCGAGGTCGATATCGTGCTCGTCGCGGCGCCGGTGGTGGGTGTGCGCCCGCTCGACGACCTCGGCGACCTCGACCAGGGCGCGGCGGGTCTCAGCGTTCATCGCCGACCCCGTGCTCGGCTGCGGAAGTAGGTTCTGGTAGCCGAGTTGGGGCCGGGGCTCGCGGTCTGGTCGACGTCGGGTGACGGCGTCACCGGGCACCATCCCCAACGGCGTCGATGTCACCGACATAAGCCGAGTTATGTAGGCATCCTGCCCGCTCGGCGTCCTCGTCGACGTGATCGTCGACGGGCTCGCCGTACCCGGCGGCGCGCAGCAGCAGCACCAGGTCGACGAGTTCGAGCCGCACGGGCCTGGACAGCGGCGGGGCCGGGGCGTCGGCGACCAGGGCGACGAGCTGCGCGGCGGGCAGCCACACCCACCAGCGGCCGGGGTCGGCCGCACCGCGGCGGCGCACGACGAGCAGGCCGAGGTCGGCCGGGACGCTGCCGGGCTCGCCGAGGCGTTGCTGCTCGGTTTCGTCGAGCCATGCCTCGGCGAACTCGCGCGCCTGGTCTTTCACCTGCCACACGAGTAGCGGCGTGCCGACGATGTCGCCGGGGTCGACGACCAGGCGCCCGGCGCTGCGGTAGCCGGTGCGCACGGCTCGCTCGGCGTGTGGCCAGCCGTGCGCGCGCAGCCACGCGGCGAGTCGGCGCTCGGCCTCGGCACCCCGGCGCCGGTTGGCCGCGCCGAGGCGGGAGCGCTCGATGGAGCCCGACGCTAATCCCCGATAACCCTCGCTTATCGGAAGCGAGCCGGGGCGCCGAGTAGTACCGCGCGCGTGCGCGCGGGGGCGCTCGCGACCGGTCGCGACCTGCTGCTCGACGGTCGTGTCGTCGGCGGCCTGGCCCTCGTTGTGGTCTGCCGGGTCGGTGCTGGTCATGCTGTTTCCCCCTGGTTGGTCATGGCGGCGAATGCGGCGTCGAGCCGGGCGGGATGTGCCGTGGTCTTGGTGAGCGGTCGCCCGCCTGGTCCGGCGCATCGGGTGCCGGGTTGGGCACGGCAATAGGGGCAGGTGACGGCGAGCCAGGCTCGGCGCACGTCGGCCTCTGCCTCGGCGTGTTCGGGGTCGACTCCACGGGTGACGGCGAGCGCAGCGGTGACCCGGGTGACCCCGTCGCGGATGGCGCGCAGCCCCCGGTCGTCGAGCCGTCGGGCGTGGGCAGTCAGTTCGCCTCGGTGGCGGCGTTCGGCCGTGTCGCGGCGGACGATGCGCCAGTGCTCGACGACGTCGGCGGGCATGACCGTCTCGACCCGGCGCCGGTAGTGCTCGCGCACGGCCTCGGCGGCGATGTCGGCGGGGACGTCGTCGAGGATCGCGGCCCACATGTCGAGCACGTCGGGGTCGGGTTGGGGCACTTTCGGGTCGACCGCGGCGGCGGCACCGAGCAGGGTCGCGACTTCGCTCCGGTTCACCGTGCCCCCTCGATGGCGGGCCGGTGGGGCTGGTCCTGGCCCTCGTCGGCGAGCGCGAGCCAGCCGCGGACCTTCTCGCCGCGGGCACTGCGGGCGACCGGTGTTTGCGCTGCTCGGCGGGGTCGTGCGGTGATCTTGACCGCGTCGTCGTAGAGGTGCGGGAGCAGGCCGGGGCGGGCACCGGGGCGGCGGTGCCACTCGTCGAGGGCGGCGCGTAGGGCGACCAGGTCGCCCCCGTCGCGCAGCAGGTCGTCGACGTGGCGGGCGAGCGCGCGCACCGTCGCCGGGCGGTAGGCGGCGCCGGTCTGCTCGCGCCAGGCGGACACGAGCCGGTAGGCGTCGGGCCGGACGGCGGTGGCCGAGAGTTCGGCGAGCGTGCTCGTGCCTGGCGTGCGCGCGGGGCGGCTTGGTTCCTTCCTCCGGTTCCGTAGTTCCGGTTCACCTTGGGGTGTCGCTGTGTCCCCCGCGTGGGCTGTCGCTGTGACAGGGCCGGGGTGTCGCTGTGTCCCCGGGGGACTGTCACTGTGTCGCGTGGACGGTTCGGGGGCGGGTGTCGCTGTGTCCGGTGTGGTCGGTCCGTCGAGGGCGAGGCGGTACTCGTTCGAGGTGTCGGCGCCGGTGCCGCGTTGGCGGCGGGCGCGGCCGAGCAGACGGCGGTCGGCGAGGGTGTCGAGTGCGCGGCGCACGGTGCGCTCGGACGCCTCGGTCTCTCGGGCGAGGGTCCGCACCGAGGTCGTCGCGCGGCCGTCTCGGTTGGCGTGTTCGGCGAGCACGAACAAGATCAGTTTTGGCATGGGTCCGCCTGCGGTCTGCTCAGCGGCCCAGCGGACGGCGACCACGCTCACCACGACCCCGATGCGGCGGCGTACTGCTCGGCGATGAGGTGCAGCTCGACGTCGAGCAACGCGGCGACTCGGCCCAGGCGATCACCGCGGCGGGCGAGGATGCGCAGCACCTCGGCGGCCTCGGGCGCGGGCAGCTCACGGAACGGGCGGCGCCCCCGCAGCGCGGCCTCGACGACGAGCGCGTCGAGGCGGTGCACGGCGTCGGGTGGGTTGGTGGCGGATGTGGTGTTGTCGGTCATGGCTCCCCCAGATGGAGCGCGGCGGACGCGGGCGTGCTTCACCGCGCCCGCCGCACGTGTGCGACGGACTTCGTGACGTGAAACGGCGTTAGGCGGCGGCCTCGGCGGTGCGGGCGATCCAGACCCGGTTACGGCTCGCTCGGCGGGAGCGGCGCCGCGACCGGTACTCACCGCAGGAGACGATCACCCGGCGCGCGGCCCAGGTGCCCAGCACCGAGGGCAGCACGTTCGGCGAATGCGCCTCGGCGGCAACGTCGTCGGGGATGGCCTTGCGCACGTCGTCGGCGGTGAACGGCGCCCCGGCTGCGACCAGGTCGGCGAGCACGGTCTCGACGGTCTCGCGGTAGCGGCGATGTGCCGCGGTCGCGGCGGCGAGGTTGGCCTCGTGCCCGGCGTGGCGGTCGGCGAACGCTAGGGCGAGCTGGTCGGCCACGGTGGCGCCCCCTTCTCGATGTCCTCGGCCCACGCGGCGAGCGCGAGCAACAGGTCGCGGTGCGCCGCCGCGTCGCGGGCGCGCTGCTCCGGTGTCCGGGCCTGCACCACCACGCAAGTCGGGCACTCCGGGCAGCAGGGCGCGCAGTCCTCGGCGTCACAGCACCCGGTCGGTAGGTGGTCGCCGCAGCAGACGAGCACGCGGCCAGGGGGAACGATCGCGGTTGTCACGCGACACCCCGCAGAGCGGTACGCAGGGTTGACAGGGACCACTCGGCGCGCTGGGCGCGGATCTTCCACTCGTCGCGTTCGGCGGCGAGCTGGTCGTGCTCGGCCAAGCGGGCGACGACGTCGTCGAGCGTGAGCGCGCCAAGAGCACCGACATTCGGAACGGCGGGTACGCGGTCGCCGCGGTGCTTGTTCAGGTGCGGTCGGACGCTGTGCACGTTCGGCGAGGTGTAGTCGCAATGCGCGCACCCGTAGACGGTCCGGCCGTCGGCGAGCGTGAGCGTGCGCGTCTGCTTCCACAGCACTGGGGTACCTGCGTTGTCGCGCATCGGGGCGGGGGTCGGCTCATCGGTGACCACGGCCACCCCGTCGACAGTGGTCGCGGTCATCGGGTGCCCCTGGTGGTTGACGTGGTGGCCGGTTCGCGTTGGGGGGTGGTGTCGTCGACGACCTCGGCGTCGACGACGTCGTCGGCGGAGCGCGCGGGCGGGACGTTGGTCGTCTCCTGCTCTGCGGCGCGGTCAGGGCGCAGGGTCTCGCGGTACTCAGCGGACGTGGGCACCCACTTCTCAAGCTCGTGAACGGCCGTCTTGCGCCACATGGACTCTTCCCAGACCTGCCACGGCGAGTCGTCGCCGGTGGCGCCGCGGGCGACCGACTTGTGCCGCATGACCTCGGCCCGGTTCATCACCACCACCCGGGAGGTCGCTCCGTCGAGCATCACGGCGTAGGCGTAGACCCCGATCAGCTCGCCACGGTCATCGGCGAACCAGTCGGGTCGGTGGCGCGGCCGGTCCATGACGTCGGGCTCGTAGGCGAAGCTGTCGCGGGCGCGGACCACTTCCGCCTTGACCGAGCGGACAGCGCCGGCTCGGTACATGCGTTCGATGACGCCTTGATACTGCTCGATCCCGACGACCTCGACCGTGTTGTTCCTGCGGTCGTTGAACGGCACCAGGGCGAACGCGTCGGTGCCCGGGTCGTGGCCGAGCCGGGCGCATTCGAGCAGCGCGGCGAGGAACGAGGCGGGATTGCGCTCGGCGGCCTGGGCGAGCTTGACGTTTCGCCGCAACAGCCCTTGCGACAAGCGCACGAACGTCGCCGCCTTGACGTGGCTGGGGAGCACCTGCGCGAAGTCGGCCCGGTACTGCCCGATGAGGGCCTGCGCGGCGGTCTGCGTGGCGACGGCGTTGGTGACGGTCTGGGCGGTCATGCGGCGGCGCTCACCTTCTGTGGCGTCGAACGGATAGGGGACGGGCGGAGAGATGGCGGCGCGGCACCGCGACCGGGCACCCGGATAGCGATCGACTCGCCGTCGACCACGGCACGGCGGGCGCGGCCGAGCACGTCGAGCAGCTCGACCGTCGCGCGCTGCTTGGTGGACTCGGCGGCCTTGTGCTCGGCGACCGCGGCTCGGTACCGCTCGGCGAGCGCGGGGTCGATCTCGACCTCGACGTCGTCGATCTGCGGGTGCAACTCGCGTACGGCGCGGTAGGTGACGGCGTGCTCGTCGAGGTTCGGCCGCTCGCCGCGGTCGAGCGAGTCGAGGAACTCGCGCGCCGCGGCGCGCAGCAGCTCGACTTCGTCGGCCGCGTAGGACACGAGGTACTCGCGGTACTCGCTGCCCCCGATCAGCACGGCGACGAACGCACGGGATAGGCCGAGGGTGTCGAGCTGCCAGAGGACTTGAGCCCGGTAGTACACCGGAATGTCGTCAGTGCCGGGCTCTCCCCACCCGGTCGTATCGTGGGCTGTCTTGATCTCCAACAGCACGCGCTCGTCGGGCAGGCTCACGAGCCGGTCGGGGGTGGCGAGCTGCCACGGCCGAGCGCGGTTCACCCATGACCCGGTTCGGCGCACGCGGGCGTCGGGGTGCTGCTCGGCGAACACGGTGGCGATTGGTGATTCGAGGATGCGCCCCCAACGCATCGGTTCGTTGTCGGAGGTGGGCGGAATGAGTCCCTTTTTCTTGTGCCACAGGGAAAAGCGGCTCTCGTAGGGCGACAGGCCGATCACAGCAGCCACCTCGGACCCGCCGAGACGAGAACCACGAGCAGCGATCCACTCGGGCGAGCCGGGGGTGAAGGACCCAATTCGGACGGCGGACCTCATGACGCCGCCGTCTGGGGCTCATCTAGCAGCAGGTCACCCGGCTGGCAGTCGAGCACCTCGGCGAGCCGCACGAGCAGGTTAGGACTGGGCCGCCGGTAGCCGTTTTCGATAGCGGACACAGCGCCCTTGGTGCACCCGGCTTCCCTGGCGAGGGCTGTCACTGTCCGGCCCGATGTGATGCGGAGCCGCCGCAGCTTGTGCCGGTTGATCGGTGGAGCAACCATGCCCCAAACCCTAGACAAACAATCGCAAACCCGCCACGGTGTTTGCTAGCGTTTGCGCAGGTAGCGAGCCGTGTCGCGGCAAGCACTGACAGTTAGATGGTTAGCTGTGCTCAACGCTGCACGTCCCCGTCAGGGGTTGCGGGGTTTGCTTTCGTTTGCGGAAAATGTTGATCTATGAGCGAGGGTGTCGACGTGGTCGAAGCGGTGCGGCACGAGTGGCCGCTCGGGCCGTACCTCAAATCGGCTCGTGAGTCCGCAGGGCTGTCGATGCAGGAAACCGCTCGTCGCGCGGGTGTCAGCCACGCCAAGGTGCGAGACCTCGAACGCGGATACAAGATCAAAGACGGCAAGCAGTACCCCGTCGGCACGACGAAGTCGACCGTCGAGTGCGTTGCCGACGCCGTAGGTGCTGACGTAGCCGAAGCGCTTCGATTGGTCGGCATCACCAAGGACGACCCAAGCCGCCCGGGGCGGAGGCCGAAGGGGCTAGACCTGAGTGCGGTCCCATACGAGGAACTGCTCGCCGAGCTGGGGCGACGCCTCTCCAAGCTGCCCCGTCAGCCGTAGCCTGTACAGGCTAAATCCAGTGACTCTCCGTGGAGTAGACGACTACCCATTTGCGGCGTATACACCTCTAGGGGGCAAGGACTGTAGGCGCTGGGGGTAGAGCCGTGTCGGTCGTTGGCGAAGCTGAGTGCTTCGTATGCACGTCTGCAACAGGGCAGACGATGCACTTGTGGTTGAAGGCGCTTGACGACGGGCGTATGTGGGCGTGGCTCGAAGAGAGTCTCCTCGAACCCGTGATCGTGGCTCCTGCCGAAGCAGCGCAGGCGTTGAACTCCTGGCGCGCGATCCGCGATCGCATCAGGCGAGGCGCAGCCAGCGATCAACAATTTGCGATCATCTTCACCGGTGAGCACAGCCGTCGTAGAACGGTGCTCGTGTTCGGCCAGACCAGGCAAGGTCACATGACCTACTGGCGTGACGGCGAGTTGCTCGAACCGGTGCCGCTCGACCTCAACGCCGTAGATGAGCTGATCGACACTTGGGAGGCTGTCGCTTGCGTCGCGGCAGGCAATCCGCGCCAGACTGCTTGCTAAACCGCACGTCCCTTGATGTGATCCCGGTCACGGCTACCTCTTTCGGCTACCGCGTCTGGCGCGAGCACTGAGCATCGCAAGCCGGGAGAAGTACGCCTTTCGCGCACTCTCGGCTCGCTGTGCGCGTTCATCGGGCGGTAGGACGCCGTCGGGATCGACCTGCCGCAGGAAACGGTCGGAAGCGGCTCGGCGAGCCGCTTCCGTCCGGGCTGCCCTGTTCGCCGTATTCGCCCACGAGACATGGGCCGCCATTTTCGCATGTAGGGAGCGCTGCGCCGGTGTGAGCCGTTCATCCATGAAACCAGCACAGCGCATCCCCGTCACCGACCGGCTTGCTAGACGCGGTCCCCGAGTTTCAACGAGCGTGCCGTTGCGTGCGCTCGTTCAATGGCGGCACTCGCACCGTAGCGCTCTAGCATCTCTCGCGACTTCCACCCCATGATCCGCATGAGGTCAGTCTCGTTGCCGCCCGCAAGCTGCCAGTGGTGCGCGAGCTGGTGTCGGAACATGTGCGGGTGGATGTGACCGACGCCCGCCTGCGCACTGCGGCGAATGAGCATCGCCTTAATGCCTGCCCCTGTCAGAATCCCTTGTCCGGTAAGGCCCAGCCAGAGGCCCGGCAACGCCGCTTGTCGTTGTTTCGCTCGCGAACGAATGTACCGACTTAGCGACTGGATTGTTTTGGGCGACAGGGGAATCACTCGGTCTCGCCGACCCTTGCCTCGGACGTAGATCACACCGAGTTCGAGGTCGATATCGTCAAGGGTGAGTGCGGTCACCTCCCCTTTGCGGGCGCCGCAATCGAACAGGACGCGCAGGATCGCGGTGTCGCGCCTGTTCTCAAAGTCGTTCCCTTTACAGGCGTCGAGCAAAGCGGACATCATGTCAAGAGTGACGATCGGAATAGGCTTCTCTTCGAGCTGCGGGGCTTTCATTCGATCCATCGGCGACCGCTCGATTTCTTCCTCATTGACCAGCCAGCCGAAGAAGGTTCGCAAGCAACGAAAGTTGTTGTGCGCGTTTCCTGGGCTGGTGCGGCCGAGCAAGTCGACCATGTAGTCACGGAGGGCCGAGGTAGTGATCGTGGTCGGCTCGAACTCGTCGTCAGCCTGGTCGTATGCCCACTCGCCGAGCAGACGAAGGGCGTGCAGGTAGATACGCACGGTATTCGGTGACTTGTTGTCAGCTTCGAGGGACCTGCACCATTCCAACCCGAGCGTCTTCCACTCGCCGGGCGCGTAGGCGTATGCGGCTGCGGACTTCTTCAT